TCCAACGAGCGCGCCAATCGCGGGCTTACGACGCGCCAGCGCCGTGTGCTGGCGATCGGGCAGAAGCTCGCCGGCGGTTCGGCCGTCGCGGCCACGCCGGTGCGCGTCTCGCGCCCGACCGACGCCGTCGCGCTGTTCGGCCGTGGCTCGCTGCTCGCGGCGATGTGTGCCACCTTCCTGCTCGCGAACGGCCGCAACGAGCTATGGGCGCTGCCGCTGGCCGACAACGCCGAGGGCGTGGCCGCCACCCACACGGTCACGGTCTCGGCCGCGCCGACCGGGCCGGGCACGCTGTATCTCTACATCGCCGGCACGCGCATTCCCGTCGGCATCGCGGGCAACGAGACGGTCAACCAGACCGCCGCGAAGATCGCCGCCGCGATCGGCGACTATCCCGATCTGCCTGTCACCGCCGCCGCGAACAACGCGGTCGTCACCACGACGTTCCGCCACAAAGGTGAATGCGGCAACGCGCTCGACATTCGCGCGGGCTACTACACCGACGAGGTGATGCCGGCGGGCCTGGCGCTGACGATCGCGGCGGGCACGGCCGGTTCGGGGAATCCCGATATCGCCACGGCCGTCGGCAATCTCGGCGACGCGCAGTATCACGACTTCGTCATGCCCTACACCGACACGGCGAACCTCGTCGTGTTGGAAAACGATCTGCGGTCGCGCTGGAACGGCAACCGGATGATCGAAGGGCAGGCCTGGGCCGCGTTCCGGGGCAACTACTCGGCCGCCGACACGTTCGGCGACGCGCGCAACTCGCAGTTCGTCTCAACGATGGCGATCGCGACCAGCCCGACGCCGCCCTGGATCTGGGCCAGCGCCGTCGCCGCCGCCGCCGTGCCCGCGCTGGAGGACGACCCGGCGCGGCCGTTGCAGACGCTGATCCTGCAAGGCGTCCTGGCGCCCAAGGAGCCGGAGCGCTTCATCCGCAGCGAGCGCAACTTGCTGCTGTCGTCGGGCATGTCCACCTTCACGGTCGATATCGACGGCACGGTGCGCATCGAGCGCGCCGTCACGATGTACAAGACCAACGCGCTCGGCTTGCCGGACCCGTCCTATCTGGACGTCGAGACGATCGCGACGCTCGGCTATCTGCGCTTCTCGATGCGCACCTGGCTCTCGCAGAAATTCCCGCGCTTCAAGCTCGCCGACGACGGCACGAACTTCGCGCCGGGCCAGGCGATCGTCACGCCGCGCACGATCCGCACCGAGCTGATCGCCTGGGCGCGCGCGTGCGAGGAGCTGGGCCTGATCGAGAATGTCGAGCGCTTCAAGCAGGAGCTGATCGTCGTGCGCAACGCGCAGGACCGCAACCGCATCGACGCGCTGATCCCGCCCGACGTCGTCAACCAGTTCCGCATCTTCGCGGGCAAGGTCGAGTTCATCCTGTAACGGAGGCATCATCCCATGACGCAGTATTTCGGGCGCGCCAAGATCACCGCCGACGGGCTTCTTCTCGACACCGAGAAGGGCGCCAAGCTCGATCTGGGCGGCGCCGTCCGCAAGGAACGCGCGGGCTCGCATCGCGTCGGCTATTCCGAGGAGCTGAAGCCGGCCGCCGTCGAGTGCGAGATCGGCCTGACGAAAGACACGCCGATCGAGAAGCTGCGCAACCTGACCGGTGCGACGGTGCAGTTCCAGTGCGACACCGGCCAGGTCTTCATGATCCGCAACGCGTTCAACGCCGAGCCGTTCGCGCTGACCGAAGGCGAAGGCGGCAAGGTGAAGCTGCGGCTCGTCGGCGATCCGTCGGAGGCCACCACGTGAGCGGCGAGGCGACCAAGACCGTCAAGCTGTCGCAAGGCTACGATCACGGCGGCAAGCGCTACGAGGAACTCACGCTGCGCCGGCCGATCGTGGCCGACTTGATCGGCGCGCGCGAAGATGCCGGCGTTGATTCGCCCTCGATCCAAGAGCCGTATCTGCTTGCGCGGATGGCCGGCGTCCCGGTCGAGCTGATCCGGACGTTCGACTATTTCCGCGACTACAAGCGGCTGGAGGCGGTGCTGCTGGATTTTCAGAAGGCGTCGCTCCCCGACAGTGGCTCGGCGGGAAGTGGCGCCGCTGGGTCGTCGTCGCAGCCCGCTACACGGGAACCCCAATAAGCGAGTTCACGCGCATGACGCCCGCCGCGTTCATCGGTTGGTTCAGCGCGATCGGCGAGGACGCGAAGCGGAACGGGTGACATGGCCGGCTTCAACTATCAGATCCTGATCGGCGCGGCGCTGGGGGCCGGGTATCAATCGACCATCGGTCAAGCGATGGGCGGTGCGGCGAGCCTCGGCAAGGCGATGGAAGCCGCCGCCCAGCGCGCGGCCGATCTCGATCGCGAAACCGCGAAGCTGGAGAACGCGCGCCGTGCGGGCGAAGCCTGGCGCAGCGCCGGGCGCGGCGTGCTGGACGCCAACACCGCGTTGACCGCCGCAAAGTCGCGGCTCGCCGAGCTGACCTGCGAAGTGCCGCGCAACGCCGATGCGGTTCGCACGCATACGTTCGAGCTGAACAAGCAGCGCACCGCCGTGAAGATGGCGGCCAAGGATCTCGAAGATCAGCGCAACACGCTGCGCCGCGCGGGCGAGGCCGCCGCCAAAGCGGGCTTCGACACGCGCAACTACACGGGCGAGCAGCGCCGCCTGGGCGACGCGCTGCGCAACGTGGAGGTCCGCGCCAAGGCCACGGCCGCCGAGATCGAAAAGCTGCGCGCGAAGGAGAAGGCCGGGGCCGGCCTCGGCGAGGCGTGGAGCCGGTTGTCCGGCGGCGGGATCGGCACGGCGGCGGCGGGCTTGGGCTTGGGCGTGGCGATCAACGGGGCGCTCAATTTCGAGGCCACGCTGGTCGATATCGGCATCACCGCCGACATGAACGACGCCAAGCTCCAGAAGCTGCGCGCCACGCTGATCGCGCTGGGCCGCGATACGGGCCAGAGCAAGGAGCAGCTGGCCGAAGCGTTCCGCACGCTCGTCTCCGCCGGTTTGTCGGCCGATCTGGCCGAGGCATCGCTGGCGTCGATCGGGCGCGCCGCTACGGCCTCGGGGGCGGCGATCGAGGATATCTCGAACACCGCCTTCCAGCTGATCAACACGCTGGGCGTGAAGCCGGAGGGCCTCGCCGCCGAACTCGATCGCCTGGCGCTCGCCGGCAAGGCCGGGTCGTTCGAGCTGAAGGATATGGCGAAGGCGCTGCCGTCGGTCGCCGCCGCCGCCCAGGCGTTGAAGCTGCAAGGGGCCGAGGCCGTCTCGACGCTGGGGGCGGCGTTTCAGATCGCCAAGCTGGGTGCGGCCGATGCGAGCCAAGCGGCCAACAACTTCCAGAACTTCCTGACCAAGGCGGTGTCGCCCGAGACGATCCGGAACTTCGCGGAGTTCGGCGTCAACATCCCGCGCGTGATCGACAAAGCGATCAAGGAAGGCGGGAACCCGTTCGAGGCGCTGATCGGCGCGACCGACAAGCTGCTGTCGCGCGCGCGCACCGACGGCCAGAAGGCCGAGATGATCGGCAAGCTGTTCGGCGACATGCAGGTGCAAGCCTTCATCCGCCCGATGTTGCAGAACCTCGACAAATACAAGCAGATGAAGGCCGAGTTCGACGCGGCCGACGGGCAGACGATACAAAACGACTTCGCGCGCCGCCTGGAAGGCAATGCCGGCGCCGCGCAGCAAGCGAGGCTGGCGATCGGCGAGCTGGCCGGCGCCGTCGGCAACGCCTTCCTGCCCGCACTCGGCGCCGCCGCGCGGGCGTTGACGCCCGTGTTCCAAGGCCTTGCCGCGTTCTCCGAAGTCATGCCCGCGACCACCGCCGTCGCGCTCGGCGGCGCCGTCGCGTTCCGCGTGCTGGGCACGGCGCTGATGGCGAACCCCATCGGCGCCACGGTCAGCGCGATCGCGCTGGGGGCGGCGCTGCTGATCGACAATTGGTCGACCGTGAAGGATTTCTTCGTCTCGTTCTGGGAGCCGATCGGCGCCGCCTGGGAGAAGGCCGAGGCGATGATCGGCGGCGTCTGGGCGAAGATCGAGAAGCCGTTCAACGCGGTGCGCGGTTGGTTCGGCGGCAAGGCCGATGCGGCTGCGACGGCCGCGACCGAAGCCGAGCAGAGCGTCGCCGCTTCACGCCAGCGCGAGATCTCCGCGAACGTGAACGTCAACTTTGCCAACGCGCCGCGCGGCATGCGCGTGACGCCGGGCGAAGCGTCGCCGGGCCTCGACCTGGGCACGTACACGGGCTACGCGATGGCGGGGGCGCCATGAGCCGCCCCGGTCCCAAGGATCTGCGCCCCGCTTCGTTCCGGGGCGTGAAGTTCGAGGTCGAGAGCCGCGAAGGCAATGGCGGCCGGCGCGGCACGCTCCACGAATATCCGGGCCGCGACGAGCCGTACTGGCAGGATATGGGCCGCAAGGCGCGCGGCTTCAAACTGCAAGCCTGGACCGGCGGCGGCGCGAATGAAGACTGGATCGCCGCGCGCGACAAGCTGATCGAAGCGCTGGAGCGCGAAGGGGCGGGCGATTACGTCGATCCGTCGGGCAAGACCTGGCGCGTCGTGGCGCTGACCTTCGGCTATCGCGACCAGCGCACGGCCGTGGGCGTTACCGAGTTCACGATCGACTTCGCCGAGGCCGGATCGGCGGCGCCGGAATCCTCGGGTATCGTCGCGTCCACGCGCGGGCCCGTGCTGGCCGCCGGCGACGATCTGGCGCTGGCGTCGAGCGATAGCTTCGCGCGGCGCTTCTCGCTGTCGCGCCAGCCCGGCTTCGTGCGCGACGACGCGACGCGGATCTCCGGCCGCCTGAACGACCGCTTCTTCAACGCGCGTCAATCGGCCGCGCGCGATCCCTTCGGCACGGCCGAAGGCGCCTTGGGCCGTGCCGAGCGCTTCGTCGCCAACCCGCTCGCCGGCACGATCGGCCGCTCCCCCCAGCTCGACAATCTCAATCGCGGCATGTCGCTGCTGTCGCGCGCCTCGCGCCTCTACGGCCGTTCGACGAACTTGGTGTCCTCGCCGGGCAACTACGCGCTTCAGATGTTCTCGCTTTACGAGCTGCGGTCGCTTGTGCCCGCGTCGCGGCGCGGCGGGCAAAGCAGCTATGACGGCATCAATTTCCTGTCGTCGAATTGGGGCGTGTCGGAAGGCCGCACGGCGGCGCGCAACGCGATCCTCGATCAGGCCTGGGATGCCGATGCGCGCGCCGGACGCGAAGCCGTGCGCGATCCCGGTATCGATTGGGCGGCCGACCCCGCCTGGACCGACCCCGCGACCACGACGCCGTCGCGCGCCCAGCAAGCCGCCAACAGCATGGCCCTCGCGGATCTCGCGACCGATGCCGCCCTGGCGGCCGAGGCCCAGGTCGTAACCGCCATCGTTTGGGATTCGCGCAGCGAAGCCGAAAGTGCGCGCGCCGGGATCTCGCGCCGCCTGGAAGCGCGCGCCCTGGTCGCCGGCGATCGCGGCGACGACGATCTGTGGCGGGCGCTGTCGAACCTTCAGGCCACGACGGCCGCCGATATCGACGCGCGGGCCCTCTACGCGCCCGAACTCGCCCGCGTGCAACTCGTGTCCCCGCTGCCGGGCTTGGTCCTGGCCGACCGGCTTTACCAGGATCTCGATCGCGAGCCCGAGTTGCTGATGCGCAATCGCGTCGCACACCCGGCCTTCGCGGGTGCGGGCGAGCTGGAGGTGCGGCTGTGAGCGCACTTCCCGAAGTCGAAGTCGTGGTCGATGGCGCGGCGCATCGCGGCTTCAAGTCGGCCGACGTGTCGTTGTCGATCGAGCGCATCGCCGGCGCATTCTCCGTCGTCGCGACCGATACCTGGATGGAAGGCGGCCAGCGGCAGCGCCGCAGCTTCGCGCCCGGCCAGGCGGCACAGGTGCGCGTTGGCGGCGATCCGGCGATCAGGGGGTTTATTGACGCCACGTCGCCGCAATATGACGGCAATTCCTACACGGTGCGCATCACCGGGCGCGACGCTTCGGGCGATCTGGTCGATAGTGCGGCGATCCATCCGGGCGGCGAATGGCTCGACGCGCCTCTCGAACGCATCGCGCGGGATCTGCTGAAGCCGTTCGGCATGCCGGTGCGCGTGTCCGATGCCGGGCGCCTGTTCGAGCGCTTCGCGATCGAGCCGGGCGAAAGCGTCTACGAAGCGCTGGAGCGCGCGGCGCGTTTGCGCCAGCTGCTCGTCACCTCCGACGGGCGCGGCGGCATCGTGATCGGCAAGCCGGGCCAGGGCCCCAATCTCGGCGCGCTCGATCGCCGATCGGTGCTGTCCGCGTCGGCCGATTTCTCCGATGCCAACCGGGCCAGCGAGATCATCGTGCGCGCGACGCGCGAAGGCGATATCGACGACGTCGATCCCGAGGACCTGGCTTACGTCGTCGGCCGCGCGCGCGACCCCGGCATCAAGCGCTATCGCCCGCGTATCGTGATCGCCGAACAGGCGGTGCCCGGCATCACGCTGGACGATCGCGCGGAATGGGAAGTGCGCGTGCGCGCCGGCCGGGGGCGGAAGTTCGACGTTGTCGTCGATAGCTGGTCGAACGCGGCCGGACAAAAATGGGTGCCCAATGGCACGCTCGATTATAGCGACGATTGGTTGGGGGCGGACGGGCGATTCCTGATCAGCAACGTAACCTACTCGCAAGCTGACACGGCGCGCACGGCGCGATTGTCGCTCCTCCCGCCATATGCCTTCGACACGCTGGTGCCGAAGGGCGAAGACGACGATATCGGCTGGGGCCGCGAGAAGCGCGACCCGACGCAGCGCGCGGCCTGGCGCAACCCCACGCCGGACCGGGGGGCGCAGCGCTGATGCTCGATCAACTCGCCCGTCTGCTCGACCCGATCCGCCGGCGTTTCGCCAGCATCTTTGCGCGCGGCAAGCTGACCGCGATCGATGATTCGGCATCGGTCCAACAGATCCAGGTGGGCCTGTCGGCCGACGAGACGCGCGAAGCGGTCGAGCGCTTGCAGGAATTCGGCTTCAGCTCGGTGCCGGAGAAGGGCGACGAGGTGTTCGTTGCCTTCGTCGGCGCCGATCGCGCGCACCCCGTGGCGTTGAAGGTCAATGCGCGCACCGGCCGCCCGGCGGGCAAAGCGCCGGGCACGGTGATCATGTGGAACCGTGCCGGTTGCGCGATCGAGATGCGCCCCGACGGGACGATCCACTTCAAAGCCCCGCGGCTCTATCTCGACGGCGACGCGATCGTGATCAGCGCGAAGGAGCGCTTGCGCACCGAGGTCAACGGCTACGCCGAGGAATTGCGCGTCGCCGGCGGCGATTGGGAACGCGAGACCTGGCACGACGGCGCCACCGTCAACGACGGCGGGACGAACGCGCCGGTACCGCCGGCGACGGAGGCCCCATGAGCGATCTTCGTCTCCAGCTGAAGCGCGGCGACGGGTATTTCTACACGGACCTGTCGATGGCGAGCGCGCAGTTCGAGCGCGAAGACGGGCTCGAAACCGCGATCCTGCTGTCGTTGTTCACCGACGCGCGCGCGGCCGACGGCACGGCGGGCTGGTGGGGCAATCGCTTGCCGACGCCAGGTGCCGCCCAAGGCTGGCAGCGCGGCTCGTTGCTGCACACCCTGAACCGCGAGAAGGCGACCGCCGAGACGCTGCGCAAGGCCAAGGAGTTCATCGAGCAGTCGCTGTCCTGGATGATCGAAGACGGCGTCGCGTCGTCGGTCATCGTCGAGACCGCTTGGCAGCCCGCACCCTGGCCGCCGGGCACGATGGCCGTGCGCATCGCCGTGACGCGGGTCGCCGGCGCGGTCGAGCGCTTCGCCGTCGTGTGGGACGCGCAATCCAATCGCGTGGCGGAGGCGGCCTGATGGCTTGGAAACGACCGCCCCTTAGCGACCTGATCGCGCGCATCAACGCCGACTTCGCCGCGCGCGTGCCCGGCCTCGATCCGCCCTTGCGCGTCTCGCTCGCCGGCATCCTCGCCACGGCCGAGGCCGGCTTGACCCACGAGCTGCACGGGTTCCAGCTCGTCGCCGCGCGCGAACTGATGCCCGATACGGCCGTCGATTGGCTGGACCGTCACGCTTCGCTGTGGGGTTTGTCGCGCAAGCAAGCCGCGTTCGCGCAAGGCATCGCCAACGCGACCGGTACCAACGGCACGATCGTGCCGGCCGACACGATCCTGCGCCGCGCCGATGGCGTCGAGTATCGCGTGACCGCCGAGGCGACGGTCGCCGGCGGCACCGTGGCGCTGGCGCTGGAAGCCGTCGAGCCGGGCGTGCCGGGCAATGCCGGCGTCAACACCGTGCTGCGCCTTGTCTCGCCGATCGCGGGGCTTGCCGCCAGCGCAACCGTCGCCGAAACGGAGATCGGCCAGGGTGCCGATCCGGAATCCGACGAGGATCTGCGCGCGCGCCTGATCGCGCGCATTCAGGCGCCCCCGCATGGCGGGGCGCGATCGGATTACGAAGCCTGGGCGCTGGAAGTGCCCGGCGTCACCCGCGCCTGGATCTACCCGATGGCGATGGGGCCCGGCACGGTCACCGTGCGCTTCATGTGCGACGGCCGCGAAGACCCGATCCCGACCGCCGAGGACGTGGACGCCGTGCAGGCGCTGATCGAGCTGCGCCGCCCGGTGACCGCCGAAGCCTTCGTCGTCGCCCCGGTCGCCAACCCGATGGCGCTGACGATCAAGGTGGTTCCCGGCGCCGGGACGACGCTGGCGGACGCGCGCGCGGCCGTGGTGCGCGAGCTGCGCGACTTGTTGGCGCGCGAGGCCGTGCCCGGCGGGACCATCCTGTTGAGCCGCATCCGCGAGGCCGTGTCGATCGCCGCCGGCGAAAGCGACAACGCGGTGACCGTGCCCGCCGCCGACTTCGCGAGCGGTACGGGCGAAATCGCCACGCTCGGCGACATCGCCTGGGTGGCGCCATGACCCAGACGATCGTCCGCCGCAGCGAAGCCGACTACGCCGCCGCCCTGCAAGCGCTGTTGCCCGTGGGGGCCGCCTGGACGTTCGAAAAGGGCGCGCTGTTGACGCAGCTGATCGACGCGATTGCGGTCGAGTTCGCGCGCGTCGATACGCGCGGGGCCGATCTGCGCGAGGAGGCCGACCCGCGCACGGCGCTGGAGCTGCTCGCCGATTGGGAACGCGTCACGGGTTTGCCCGATCCCTGCGCGGGCCAAGCCGACACGATCGCCGAGCGTCGTGCGCGGGTGGTGCGTGCGTTGACCGCGCGCGGCGGCCAGTCGCCGGCCTATTTCGTGGCCCTCGCGGCGGCGTTGGGCTTCGCGATCGAGATCGAGGAACTGCGGCCGTTCCGCGTCGGCCTGTCCAGCGTCGGCGGTCGGCTTGCCGCGCCGCCCTGGAATCATGTCTGGATCGTCCGCGCCCCGGAAACGACGATCCGCAACTTCGTCGTCGGCGCGGCCGTCGGCGAGCCTTTGCGCAGCTGGGGCAACGCCATTCTCGCTTGCGTCATGCAGCGCTTTAAGCCCGCGCATACGCGCCTGATCATCACCTATGGAGCCGAAGCATGAAGCGCATCGATACCGCCGGCCGCGCGATCGACCTGTTTGGAGCGGGGAAGCCGGGCTTCAAGGAAGGCAACCCGGCGACCGACGATCCGCCGACCATCGTTGACGCCAGCTGGCCCAACCACGTGCAGGAGGAGATCGCCCGAGCGATCGAAGGCTTGGGGATCGCGCTCGACGGCGCGAAATACGACCAGCTGCTGACGGCGCTGAAGCGCGGCGGCTTGGTTTCGGCGCTGGTGACGTTCGACGCCGATGCCGCACTTGACGACGCCAATATCGGCAAGCTGCACATCTACACCGGTGCGGGCGGCCATACCTTCGGCTGGACCAACAACGCCAAGCCGGGCCTTAATTTCGAAATCGTCAATCTGGGGGCGGGCAACCTCACGCTCGAACCCGACGGCGCGGAGGAGATCGACGGCGTCGCGTCGATCGTGCTGGGCGCCGGCCAATCGGTACGCGTCCGCCGAATCTCCGACACCGACGCGATCGTGACGGCCGCGCGCGGCTATGGCGGCGGTTCGGCAGCGCGCACCCGATTGACGGCCGCCGCCGCGATCGGCGCGATCGGCGACGCGCATCGTAACGCGCTGATCGATTACGACACGACCGCCGGCGCGATCGCACAGAGCCTGCCGGACCCCGCAGCGTTTGGCGCGGGTCAATCGATTTGGCTGCGTCGCGCCGCCGGCGCGAACACGCTGACGGTCTCGGTCTCGGGCGGCGCCGTCCTGCGCTTACCGACGGGCACGACGATGACTTCCGTGGTGCTGCGCAACCGGGGCGAGCTGGTCGAGCTGATGAGCGACGGTGTCGATTGGTCCGTGCTGTCGCTGAAGAAGGAGGGTCCGGACTGTCGCGCCTATCTGACGGCCGGTCAGTCGCTCACGATCAACGTCTTCACGCGCATTCAAGGTTTCACGATCATCACCGACCCCGACGGCGTTTTCGCGACGGCGACCGGACGGATCACGCCGAACGTTCCGGGCCGCTACCTTTTGTTCGCGTGCGTCAAGATTGACGGGTCGATACCCGACCAGAACCAATTCACGTTCGAGTTCTGGAAGAACGGATCCTCGCTCGCGCGCGGATTCTCGGTTTCGACCTCGGGCAACAACACCGTCAGCACGGTCGGCACGGTCGTCGATTTCGCGGCGCCGGGCGACTACTACGAGATCTATGGCTGGTCGCCGTCGTTCTCGATGCAATGCCAGGCCGGCCAGACCTATTTTGGCGCAACGCGTATCGGTTAGGGAGCGAACTGATGTCCAGTCAACCAGAACCCGAAAGCGCGGTCGTCGCGCAGTCGCAGGTCGCTTATCTCGGCGCTTTCCTCGCCGCGTCGCAGATCGCGCCAGCGAATGCGCGCTTGGAGGGCGAGCATTTGTTCGTCGCCGGGCAAAGTGGTGCAGCGCTCGCGGCGTTGCTCGACGCCTTCGACTGGATCGCGGCGGCGCGGAGTGCGAAGCTCGCCGAGTTGGCGGCCTTGCGCTTCAACAAGGAAACCGCCGGCGTCAACGGCATCCGCACCGATCGGGAAAGCCAGGCGCTGCTGACGGGGGCGGCCCTCGCCGCATCGCTCGATCCCGATTACGAGGTCGATTGGAAGGGCGAGGCCGGGTGGACGACGTTGAACGCCGTGCAGCTGCTCGGCGCCGCGCAAGCCGTGCGCGGCCACGTCCAGGCGTGCTTCTCCAACGAGCGTGAGCATGCCACGGCGATCGCGCTGCTCGACACGGTCGAAGCGATCGAGGCTTACGATTTGTCGTCGGGGTGGCCGGCTTGACGCTTCAGCCCGGCAGCCCAGGCGTTCTGAAACCCCACCACGCCGGGTCCTTGGGGCTTGTGGGGCTTCCAGCGCCATTCGGCCGTGGCGCGCCAGTCGCACGCCTTGCAGACGAACCGCTCGGCCACGCGATAGGCGATCGCGTCGCGGCCGAAGCGTTCGATCAGCGCGGCGGGCGCGAAATGAACGACGCGCCGGCATTCCGGGTTCGGGCATTCGATCGTCAATCGCTCGATCTGGTCGGCCAGATCGCCGATCGTCGGCGGGTTCTCCGGAACGTAGTCGCGCCATCGGGCCATGACGATTCTCACAATTCCCCCGCGAGGAAGGCGGGGGCCGGGCTGCGTCAACAGCCCGAACCGCGCGCTGGCACGCGCACGACCACCCTCGGCCGCCGAGCGGCCGTCCCGCCACCTCCGGACGGAGGCGGGGCAAACTGTAGGGCGATTCGGTGCAGCGACGCGAATATCGATGCGGCTGCGGCCGGCTGCTTGCCAAGGCGAGCGGTGCGGCCGAGCTGGAGATCAAATGTCCCCGGTGCGGGACGCTCAATCGTTGGGCCCCGAGCCCTGAACCCGAACGCCGTCGAGCGTCGTCACCTGGAGGCGACCTTGAAGGCGAACCACCGTAACGTCCAACCCGTGCGCCCGCCGGCGGCCTATATCGGCGGAAAGCGCAATTTGGCCGCGCGCCTCGTACCGATGCTGGCCGAGATCCCGCATCGCATCTATGCCGAGCCGTTCATCGGCATGGGCGGCGTGTTCTTCAAGCGCGAGACGGCCGCGCCCAGCGAGGTCATCAACGACGCGTCGCGCGACGTGGCGACGCTGTTCCGCATTCTCCAGCGCCACTACCCGCAGTTCCTGGAGACGCTGAAGTTCCAGCTGACGACGCGGACCGAGTTCGAGCGTTTGACGCGCGCGGTGCCCGACACGCTGACCGATCTCGAACGCGCGGCGCGCTTCCTCTATCTCCAGCGCACCACGTTCGGGGGCAAGGTCGCAGGGCGGTCCTTCGGCGTGTCGATCGGCACGCCCGCGCGCTTCGATACGACCAAGCTGGGCCCGGTTCTGGAGGCGCTGCACGAACGCCTCGCCGGCGTCGTGATCGAGTGCTTGCCCTGGCAGGATTTCATCGATCGCTACGACCGGCCCGAGACGCTGTTCTATCTCGATCCGCCTTACCACGGTTGCGAGACCGACTACGGCGCCGAGCTGTTCGGCCGCGACCAGTTCGAGCCGATGGCCGAACGCCTGGCGCGAATCAAGGGCCGCTTCGTGCTGTCGGTCAACGACGTGCCCGAGACCCGGCGTATCTTCGCCCGTTTCGAGATCTCGCGCGTCAAGACCACATATTCGATCTCGGGCCATGCCGGCGGCCTGAACCGCAAAGACGCGGCGGCCGAGCTGATCGTCACGGGAGGCGGGGGCTAACGTGCGGGCGGAACCACCATTTGACCTGACCTTGCGGCAACCCAGCGCCTCGCAGCTCGGTGATGATGGCCATCGCGTCTTCGATCATTGCCGGGCTTCGGCGATGCCCTTTGAGGACGATGCGCGCAAAGTCAGCGATATCTTCACAAAGCTCGACGATCGCCGCTGCGAGATCGTCCCGGTCTTGGTCGAGATCGGCTTTAGCCGCCTTGATTTCCCACGCCAGGGCGGAAACGCGTTTGACCATCTTGGCAAGGTCCGAGAGCAGATCGAGGTCGATCGGCGATTGGACGCGCAACTGATCTTCCAGCCCGTGATCTATCGCCGAAAGATGGCCGGACAGGCGGTGAAACTCGTGCGCCGCAACGCGCGGGGAGTTAAGCAGCAACTGCTTAGACGCGGACTCCATCTGGTAAAGCCAGCGAGAGAGGTCGCCCACGATGGATCGATACGCGGCGATGCGAAGTGCTTCGATCCCGGCCTCCCGTTCTCTCGTTTGGCGGTTCAACTGCCAGACCACGGCACCCGCAGCGCCGGCAGCGCCGATCGCGGCGCCGACGACATTGCCCAGGGCGCCTGCGGCCGTCGCCCAATCATGTGCCATCACCAAAGAGACGATGAACGCGCCGAGGATCATTCTCAGGACGATCAATACCCAATGGTGGTTGCGGTCGAGCAGTTCGAGAATCCGATCCATCGCGCGAGCGTAGCGCGGGCAACATTGTTTCATCAATGCCAGGTGGCGCGGGGTATCCCGGCGCCTTCGATGGCGGGGGGAGGCGATCGCGTGAGGGCCTAAGCCTCTCCGGCCGCCGCTAGGCGGTCCCAGGCCCTCCTTTGTTCGGGTGAGCGCATTAGTGCGCCACCCTTTTTCATGCCCGAGTTATCGCCAACCGGACTGCCCCGATCCGCCATCGAGGCCGCCCCGACCCGCCAGCGAATTTGCCCCGCTACACGATCTTGTGGAAAACAACATTGATATAGAATGATCTTACACGGTCTGGGGGACTGGGTTCGCGGCGTTGCAGCTCAGGGTTCGAATCCCGCCGCTCCGATCACTATTCGAGAGAGACGGAGAAGCCCGCCCTGGGAAACCAGCGGCGGGTTTCTGCGTTTTGGAGGTGGACTACGTTTGGTCGATCGCCGTCTGCCATTCGGCGGCGTAAGCTTCGAGATCGATGCCGAGCGGCATAACGCGTCGTGCTTCGAGCAATACGGTCGGTGGCAAACTATCCGACCAGCGTGCCAAAATCGAAGCACCCGACGCCGTGCCATCCGTCCGCGGCGAGACGAAGATTTCGCATTCGGGCGTCAACTTCGCCACCAGCGCAGCGAAAAGCGGGTTCGCCACGAAGGCGCCGTCAATATAGATGCGCGTTGCGAGGCCGGTTAAGCGCAGCGTCTCGCGCGTCATCAAAGCGAGATATAGCGTGGCCGCAGTCGCACGCTCGCCCGGCGTATCGAGCGATCCGACGATCCGCCCGATACGGCCGGGAAACGGCCCGCCGGTTTCCGCGAAGCTCGGCAACGCCATCGCACGGCGTTCCACAATGCGCGCGAGATCGGCTTCGGTCGGCGCGGCATCTCCGGCGATCGTTTCGTATTCGCGTCCGCCCATGAAGCGCGCGCAAGCGACGGGTTTGCCGTACGCATCGACATTGACCAGCGTGTCGCGCGCGGGATCGAGCTTTGTAGGATCGCCCTGGCCGTTGAAACACACGACCCAAGTTCCGGTCGAAACGACCGCGAAAGGCGCTTGCGCGCCCGCGAGGTACCCTAGATACGCGGCATTGCTGTCGTGAATGCCGCACAACACGTCGCAATCCGGCAGGCCAAGCGAGGGCCGCGTCTTGCCCAAGCGGTCCTGCGCGCGGCGCAGCGACGGCAATAGTCGTGTCCAACCTTGTTGCGCGACGAGATCGGATGGCGCGCCGATGTCGGGACGCCAAAGATCGGTATGGCAACCCAGCGAGGTCGCTTCGCTCGCCATCACGCCCGACAGACGCCAAGCGAAATACTGCGGATAGGTCAGGAAGGCCGTCGCGCGTGCTAGCGCATCGGGGGCCGTGCGCGCGATCCAATAAAGCTGCCGGCCGAGATTGAGGCCAGCGGGCAAACGCGGCGAGAAAGTCTGCGCGAAAGCGGGACGCAGCGCATCGTACTCCGCGTCTATCGCGGCGGGCGGATTGGCTTCGTAGTCGATCGCAGGGTGGACGGGGCCTTGCGCGTCGACCAGCACGCCGGCCGCCCCATGCGCCACGGGCACGATCGCCGTCAGGTCGAAACGCGTGGCGAGATCGCGCAATCCCGCCAGCGACCATTCCCAGATCGCTTCGCTATCGAGCGCGCCGTTCGCGGGGCCGCAAACGCGCGTCGTCGCGGCGAGCGTGCGACCGTGGCCGTCGATCGCCAGCAGCTTGGCGTTCGTCTTGCCGATATCGAGAACGGCGATGGCTTGTTCGCGCATGCCGTCCGCGCCTCTGCGTTTACCGGGGGAAGGCGGCGGCGATCCCGCCGTCGACCGCCAGCATGGCCCCGGTGGTCTTCGACAAGGCGCCGCCGACGAAGCACAGGGCCGCTTCCGCGATATCCTCGGGCAGCACTTCGACGTTCAGCAGCGTGCGCTGGGCGTAATGCTGCGCCAACTTGTCGGGCTCGACGCCATAGGCCTTGGCGCGATCGGCGGCCCAGCCTTTGTCCCAGATCCCCGAGCCGCGAATGACCGCGTCGGGATTGATCGTGTTGACGCGGATTCCGTGCTTGCCGAGCTCCGCCGCCAGCAAACGCGCTTGATGCGCTTGCGCGGCCTTGATGCTGCCATAGGCCGAATTGCTGGGTCCCGCGAACACCGCGTTCTTGCTGGCGATATAGAGAATATCGCCGCCCAGCCCTTGCGCCTTCAATCGTTTGACGAAGGCTTGGCTCAGCAGCAAGGCACCTCGCGCCATGACGCTGTGCATCAGATCGTATTTCTCGATGCTCAACACGTCGACGTCGCCCGCGATCGACAGCCCGGCATTGTTGACCAGAAGATCGATTCCGCCGAAGGCGATCGTCGCGGTTTCGACCGCACGCTCGATCGCGGCCGCATCCTGCAGATCGGCGACGATTGCGACCACGTTGTCGGCACCGAAGGTTTTGGCGAGATCGGCGCGCGCCGTCTCGAGCTTGGCGGCATCGATATCGAGCAGCGCGACGGCAGCCCCTTCCGACAGGAAGCGCCGCGCGATGGCAAGGCCGATGCCGTTGGCACCGCCGCTGACCAACGCCGCACGCCGCGCGAGCTTGCGCTCCGGCGGCTGGCGCTTCAGCTTGGCTTCCTCCAGCACCCAATATTCGATGCTGAACGCGTCGGCCGGCGGCAGGCCGACATAGCCGCCGAGGCGCTCGGCCCCCTCCATCACGTTAACGGCATTCGTGAAGTACTCGCCCGCGATGCGCGCGGTCGCGGCATCCTTGGCGAAGGTGAACATGCCCACGCCGGGCCACAGCACGACGACGGGCTGCGGATCGCGCATCGGCGGCGATTCCGCGATCGCATGCGCTTTGTAATAGGCGGCGTGTTCTTCCGCGTAGCGATCGAACAAGGGGCGCACGATGTCGGCCAGCGCCTTTTCGTCCGTCGGCAGTTCGGCGGGCAGCAAGACGGGGGCGACTTTGGTGCGCAAGAAATGGTCGGGGCACGACGTGCCGATGGCGGAGAGGCGTACCCCATCTACCGAGCCCGCGAAGGTCAAGATCTGATCGCTATCGACGAAGCGGCCGATCTTGCGTGTCTGGCGCGAGGCAAGGCCGCGCAGTACGGGCATTGCGGCCAGGGCCCGTGCGCGGCGCGTGGCGGCGTCCGGCGTCTTGGCGAGAAGCGGCCCGCCGAAGCGCGGCTTGCCCGCGCGCGACGACAGGAACTTCACGGCGCGGTTGATGAGGTCGACCGAGCGGCGATAGCACGCCTCCGAC